CTAAAACTCCTGTAAAAACCGAAGCTATGAAAGTTGGATCTATCTTTTGTTGTGGTACACCTGGTATAGCAACATAATTTAAAGTTAGTATTCCACCACTCCAAACTAATACACCAAGTCTCACAAAAGTAGAGATGATCGCTGCTTGTTCGTCTTCATCTGGTAATATTTTTTCTTTTATCTTACCAATAATTCCTTTAGGTGCTTCTTTCTTTTCTGTCATGGTTTCTTCTAGAAGGCACTTTTATTTAGAGTTTCCCATCTCTTTGAGCATTTTTTGCAACTCTGCAGTGCTACCAACGAACATAGCGTTGTTTGTTACATTAGTTGTTGCTGAAGATTTTGTCTCGTCAATATCTTTTAATTTCTTTTGTAGATCTAATAATTTATCAGTTGTATCAGCAACACTCTTAAGAACCTGTCCAGCAACTTCAAATGCTCTTGGAGATTGTGTTTCGTCTGCTAACTCCATAATACCATTAAGAGTCTCCTGTCCCTTCTCAATTAGAGAATAGAGATTACCTCTGGTATATTCATAATCCTTATCAAGTTCTTTACTAACATCTCTTGTTGGAAGTTCTGGTTTAACTTCAGGTGTAGCAGTAACTTCCACATCAATACTATTAGTATTTAATGCTTTGTCTATAGATCCAAAATCTTTTTTCATGTCAACACTTCCACTTTCTAAGTGCTAATGCTTTACGAGTGGGTTCACCATTAGGTTTTTTCATAGGTCCTTTTACACCACCCATACGAGCACAGAAAGATCTCTTTCTAGGTCCGCCTTCGGGTTGTGGTGCTTTTAAATCAGAACCAGGATTTTCTCTCTCATATGATTTTCTACCTTTCTCATTTAATCCTCCTGATTTATTCTTACCTTCTTTCCTCTGCCATGCAGCAGATTTAGCTTCGGTAATAAATTCATCAAAAGTCATTTTTTTTCTCCAAGGGATTCTGATCCACCAACAGCAAAAGGATTATATTTTGCTCTGGCTAATCTATACATCTTCTCATGTATAGTTATATTATCTTCTTCGTCTACACCAGGAGGTTGATACTCACATGGCATAGTATCGATAGGGTCGTGTGTTGTAATAGGCATAAGATCTAGGGGGTTAATTTTATCATCGAACCAAGCATCATAGGGAACATCCTTTCTTGCAGGTGCGAAATAGGTCATACATCCTCTCTTCTTGTTGGACTATACTTTTTACTATCGAAGAACATAGTAGAATCTTCACTAAATCCAAAGTCATCATCTGGTTCTGCATTAACAGGATCTGGAGTAACAGTATACCTCATTTCACGCTTCGCATTTTGTTTATCAGTATTTGTATAGTAATCAACTTGAACCTTACGGATGATTCCATCTGTAGATTCTGCAATAGGACCGAATAGATAGGTCTTTGCACTAAATGTCATAGTATACATCAATACTCTACGAGTAGTAAAGTCTCCTTCGTATTCATCAGTAAAAGATATATTTTCCAGAACAACTGGTATATCTCGTTTTTCACCAATAGAACTTACTAAGTCAACTGTAATATTAAATGCAGGTTGAAAGAAGGGAAGAATTTGTTCTACGATCTGCAATGCATCATCATTTAATTTACACATAATGTTAAGTTCAAAACCTATATTATATGGAACAGGAAGATAAACTTTTTTTACTTTATCATTGTTATCAAGTGCTTTATAAGTTTTAGTAACAGAAGTTTTTCTTGTTGAATCATATGACAAGTCAGTCATTTCAAATGACATTCTTGGTAATGATATTGCAGTTGGTTTGTTTAATTCCTGTAACTGTTCTAATCGTGCAAGAAACTTTCCTCTAGGACCATATGCCAAAGGAACATTAAGATCACTAATTACTTTTCCATCCTTGTCCTGTTTTTGAACATGAATTTCATTAAAAAGTGTCCCGAAGGATATGACAGTCCTTCGTAATATTTCGTGATAAAAATAGGTACCTAACATTAATAATTACCAAATGGATTAGTCTCTGCAAAATCAATGATAGAATCTGCCTCAAATTCAAACTCATCATTAGATGTGTAAGCACTAGTAGTGTCAACACCAGTGTGAGATAGAACTTGGTATCTAGCAGAAGAAGCAGTTCCAGTTATATACTCACCAGGAGTGAATACACCATTATTTATTGACAACTTGAGTTTTCTCTCCACTACATTCCATTCTTTAACATATGCTTCCGTTCCAGAAATAGATCCAAGAACTCTTTCATTATAGAAATATGTACCAATACCAGTAGAAACTGGAGCACCAATTGTGATAATAGGAGTACCTTCATAACCACTACCAGCATTGCTAAGATATATTCTACTTAACTTATCACCTTCAAGAGTAGCAATAGCAGTTGCTTGTACTTGACCTGCTTTACTACCTACAGTTCCTGTAGTTCCAATAGCAACATTCTCTGGATGTTGAATGCTAATAATAGGTGGTTGAATATAGTTATTACCAATAGAAGTAATACGAATAGAAGTAATACCACTACTTGTCAGAGATGCAGTTGCAGCAGCACCTACGCCAGGTCCACCAAAAGAAATTGCTGGTGACTCTGTGTATGCAAAACCTGGGTTTTGTATTACTACAGAATCCACAGAATATAGATTTGACCTTGATGTGGTAAAGGCAAATGCACCAGCTCTACTTGAAGTAACACCAGCAGGAGAGGGTGCGATTGTGACAGAGGGTGTGGAAGTATAGTTATATCCGTCATTGTTGAGTGTGATGAATTGTAGGGCACCTTGAGAGGCAAAGGAATCAACTATTGCAATAGCAGTTGATCCAATACCTGCCATAGCAACTGTAGTTACTTCTCCCTCATCATCAACTCTTTGATCTATTACAGCAACATTAGTGTCAATGTACTCATCCTCATAACGGAATAGTTCACACTGAAGTTCGTAGATATAATTCTTACCAAGTTGGTAAAAAGGATTTTCAAACTCTACATGTTTGATTTCAAAAAGTCTTTCTCCTAATGGAAAATATATTAGATCTCCTTCTTTAGGTCTAGTACCAAACATGATCTCGGTTCCAGCATTCTTTGGATCATGTGTGACAACAAATGGTGCTATAAAATCCTCATATCTTTCTCGTGATACTGTTAGTGTAATTTCATTTTCTAGATTAACACCAAACTTAGTCATGATATCACTACCCTTAGCATACCCTTCATAATTGTTTAAGTATGCTTCAAGAATATAAGCATCATTAAATTTAGATGATTGAACTTCTCCAAGTACATCATCAGTCTCAATCATTTTTCTGGGTAGATAATAAACATCTATCCCAAATATTTTCAAGTGCTCGTCAATTAATTCTTGAACAAGTCTTTGTTCACTAGGCGAACCTTGAAGAAAGAATGGATTAAGTGCCATATCATCCTATCATATCAAGTGGAGGTAATTCGTAATCTGTCATCATTTTTTCTTCTATCCTTTGTATTTCCATAACAGCATCTTCGTATATTTGTCTACCATTTAATTCAATTCCACCAGGAAGTTTAACCCCTTGAAACTTGGTTAAATTAGTACCCCATTGTTTTTTAACTGTTTGAGTAAAATATCTTTTGATGAAGTAATCATTGTAGACTCCACTATAATTAGCAGGATCCATAATTCGATAACAATTTAAAATTATGTATGTACCTTCTGTCATTGATCCCCAATCAATATCAAGATATAACTTTCCATTTCTCTTATTAAATCTAGTTGGTTTTTCTGTAGATAGTAGGAAATCGATGTCCTCTAGATAGGTCTTAGTCATTGCATAACTTAAAAGTCCACTATATCCAAGATTAAATGCAACATCATTCAGGAACAATTGATATTTGAAACTGAACATATTATTTGATATAAAACTAGCATCAAAAACAAATACTCTTTCTATACCAATAATTGAATCTGGTAATGGAAATTCACTTTGATTTTCTTCCCAATTAAAAGTAGTTGTAGTAGCAGCACCTACGATATTAGTAGTTGTACTTGTTGTAGTAATACCTAAAGTATTTGAGGCACCTCTTGCTCTACCACGCTTTATATCATCAGCAGTAATTTTATACTTTAAATAAACTCTTTCAACGCCATCAAAATGGCGTTCATAAAAAAGTTGTAAAGTATCGTCAAGTGCGTCTTCAACTTGCTCATCAGCGACATTTATTTCTAATACAGGAGCACCAAGTTGTCTTAGAGCGTAGTCTTTCAACTCCTCTCTTGTGGTTGGTTTTGCCATTAGAAGAATCCTCCATCAATCGATTCAGACCATGTTGGGTTTCCAGCTGAGTTCACGGTAAGAACATACTCAGAAACAGTCAAGAATCCAACAGTACTTAGGCCACTAACAATCTTACCTGTTGCGTCGAAGTATGCGATTCCATTAGGACCACTATATCCAATACCATTTGCGGAATCTGGATAATATAAACCATCTCTAAATGTACCATATCCTACAACCTGTAGGTTATCATTAACATCTACTTGATCCTCAAAAGATTCAAGAACTAATTTTCCACTTGTAGTAGTAATCTTAGTAGTAGAAGTAGCAGTACCAATTTGAATATTCTTGGAGGTTGTTACTCCAGTAATGATCATGGCAGCAATTGTTGCTATGCCAGTAACATTAAGATTTCTAGAAGTTGTTTCATCATATACTAAGTCACCGACAATATTTAAGTTTCCTGCAATGAATACATCATCGTTGAAAGTTGTGATTCCAACAACAGTCATTCCTGCACTAACAACAGCATCAGTAGCAACTAATAATTGTCCAGTTTGTAATTCACCACTAACACTAACACCAGCACCTAGAGTTTCTAATCTAGGACCGTTATTATGGAATAATTTAACCGAACCATCAGCAGTAAAGTTAGCAAGAGTTTCACCAGTATACTTCTGTAACTGAATCTCATTAGAACGAATTGCAAGAGCACCAGTTCCTGAATCATCAATGTAAGATCCGAAGGATGGGTTATGGTAGATCTTAAGATCTCCATCATCTCCAAAGTGTGCAGCAGCATTATCTGCATAAGTTACAATACCACTAACCTGACTATCTGTTAGAGTAAGAGAAGTTATAACACCAGCATTTATTTTGGCGTTAACTATATCACCCTCTGTAACATCGATAGTAGTAATAGTTGCAGCAGTACCAACCAAGTCAGTTGCAATACCAGATGTTATCTTAACAGTTTTAAGATCTGCAGTCTCTGTATCGAAAGTTGTAATAGTACCAACACCAGATACATCTAAGTTTCCTGTTACGCCAATACCAGTAGAATCTATAATACCAGATACATCTAAGTTTCCGTTGATGTCTCCGCCAGTAGAAGTTATAATACCAGCAACATTAAGAGCACCAGCAAATGTACCAACACCAGTTACATTGATATTTTCAAATCTAGCAGTGTCTAGAACATCTAATCTATCTCTAACTGCAGCAGTACCAATACCAACTTTCTGATTGGCATCAACACGCATTGCTTCTACATTATCTGTAGAAAGACGGATAGTTCCATCAGTACCACTATCAGTAAGAGCAACAGAAGTATCACCTTTCTGGAATGAATCCAGTTGGATAGTAGTAGCAGTTAAGATACCTAAGACATTTACATCACCAGTAATGTTGATGTCTCCTGAACCAGCAGGATCAATGTTAATATCTCCTGAAGTCGATTCTATGTTATTTCCAGCTATCTGGATGTTACCAAATGTACCACTTGTAGGTGTTACTGTACTACTATCAGTGCCATCAGTTATGACTAGTGAAGATAGTGCCTGAAGACTTGTTACTTGTTGTGAGAATGATACTGTACCATTTTCTTGGTCAACATAGAATGCTTCACCAACTCTGAAGTCTCCTTTCTGGTCAATACTTACATAAGATACATCACCGTTGTTTATCTCGGTAACTTCATTTGCTTGTATTGCTAGGTTAGGATCGTTAGTAATATCACCACCAGCACCAACATGGTTGAAGTTGAGTGCAAACATTCTTAGTGAAACACCATCACCATCAGCAATAACACCCTTCTGACCATATTCAACAGCACAACCAACAGAACGCATGTCAGCACCAAACTGACTATAATCTGCTAGAATTACCTTAGTAGCAGTTCCAATTCCACCACCT